GGTCGGCTCCGCGCGATATTGTTCCGCCTGTGAGAGAAAAAATCAAGTAGAAAGTACTTTTGGAGAGGACACTTAGAAAGGGGGTCAGAAATGGCAGTCGAGAGACCTAAAGTCAAGTTCAGCGAACACGGTGAGCTCATAGTTACTACTGCGGTCTTATGTCAAATCTTAGACCTAGGACCCGAAATGATCAGTAGACATAATCGTGCTGGTATGCCGAAGGTAGCCACCGGTTGGTGGAACATTCGGGAAGTCCTTGTTTGGCTAGGAATGTCAAAGGATAAGGACGGAACGAAGTCGGCAGCGCAACGAAAATTAGAAGCCGAGGCGGACTACAAGGAAGCCAGAGCGAAACGTGAAAAGCGACTAAGCGAAGTACTAGATGGTCAGTATATAGATGTGGCTGATGTACAACGTGAATGGACTGGACGCGTTTTAGAATTGAAGTCATCCCTTGGTCTGCTAGCCAAAGCGGTTAGCAAAGAATTCCCAGATGCAGATACAAGGGTGATTGTAGAGAGGACGGTGAATGAGTGTGTCAACACGTACCTCGAAAGCTATTCGAGGGAAGGGAAGTACACAAAAACGGAAATCGACCACAAAAAGAAAAAATAAAACGAATTCAAAAGCTGAATCTGTTATGACATTGAAAAACAACGTCGATGAATTTTCGTTTACGTGGACAGCTCCCGAACTAGAGGCCTTTAAACCACCGGAACGGTATACCGTATCTGAGTGGGCGGATAAGTTCCGTGTACTGCCAAGTACCGGTGCTGAACCAGGGCCGTGGCGCACTCTCCGTACTCCATACTTACGTGAACCTATGGATATGCTCAATAATGATCTGATTGAACAAATCGTACTGTGCTTCGGTGCACAGATAGGTAAAACGGAAGCAGAACTCAATATGATTGGTTATGCACTACATCAATCACAAGCACCTGTCATGATGGTATACCCAACAGATGCCCTGGCAGAGTTCAACAGTGAAAAACGTGTACAACCGATGATTAAGAATTCTGAACCATTGGAGAAAATGTATGATGCCAACGCCAGTCAGAAGAAGGAGCTAAACTTCACGAATAGCAATTATATGGTATTGTCCGGTGCTAACTCACCATCGAGTCTAGCATCAAGGGCAATCAAATATGTGTTCTTTGATGAAATAGATAAATACCCAGCGTTCTCCGGTAAGGAAGCAAATCCAATTAAGTTGGCTACAGAACGTACTAAAACGTTCGTTGATGCCAAACACGTGATGGTATCAACGCCTACGGTAGAGAACGGGAACATATGGAGGGCCTTTAAATCAGCTCATGCACAGAAAGAGTACTACGTACCTTGTCCACATTGCGGAGAATATCAGACTCTCAAATTTAAACAAATTAAATGGCCTGAAAGTGCGAACGGCAATAAAGACCTAGTACGTGATACAGCGTACTACGAATGTGAGCACTGCAAGGAACCAATTCAAGATAAGTACAAAATGGAAATGCTGCGAAGAGGTGAATGGCGAACGGAGAATGTACCGAACTGTAGAGTACGATCCGTTGGCTATCACCTATCCTCTATATACAGTCCTTGGGTAGCCTTTGGTAAGGTAGCTTACGAATTCCTATCCTCTAAGGATTACGCAGACCAATTAATGAACTTTATCAACTCTTGGCTAGCTGAACCTTGGCGGTCTGCTAAAACTAAGAGCACACAAGATATCCAGTTCACAGAGTCAACGTATGAGCGAGGTATTGTGCCGGATAAGGCTACACTCCTTATTGCTAGCGTTGACGTACAGCTCGATTACTTCTGGTGGGAAGTAAGGGCGTATGCGCCAGGTGTTAAGTCATATTTAATCGACTATGGCCAAGCAAGTACATGGGATGACCTAGAAGAGATTATCGTCAATCGTGAGTATCCAAGTGAATTTGGAGAACCGCGCCAGGTGATGAAAGCAGGTATTGACTCAGGGTTTAGAACAGATGAGGTTTACCAATTCTGTGCAAGATTCCCTGAAATCTGTATACCTCTTAAAGGTTCATCTAATAGTACAACCATGACCGCACCGTATTCAATGTCAAGTGTTGAAAAGGGTGTTATCGGTGGGTTGAAATTGTATGTACTAAATACCGATTATTGGAAAGACTTTATCTTCGCTCGAATGGTAAGGCCTACTGATGAAATCGGTACGATCCATTTATTCAAGGACTGCCCTCAAGAATATATGGACCACTTAAGGGCAGAAGAAAAGCAAGAAATTCGAAATGTGAAAACTGGTGAGATTACCGTTAAATGGAAACCACTTACTGGACATCCTACGAATCACTTGCTAGATACATGTACTTATAACGCGGCAGTAGCTGATATTGCCGGAGTTAAATATTTAGTAGAGCCTGAGCCTTACGAAGAAGCTGAAGATACAACATCCTATGAGGATTACGGAAGCGGAATCGGTAGCACAGGCCATTGGTTTAGATAGGAGGTGAACCATGAGCGATGTAAATGAACAACTTGAACGTGTCCGCCAAGTCATCGAGGATATCGAAACTAAAGGGTATTCTGAGTTACAGATTGGTGGCAAGAGGTTCAAGACGATTGATTTACCAGTGCTCTATGCACGCGAACAAACACTGATGCAACGAGTACATGAAGAGTCCAACGGATATCAAGCTGATGCATTCGTGACATGGGGTGGACGATGAATATCTTAGATAAAGTAATCGGATGGGTTAACCCTGAACGTGCGCTAGAACGAATGGCAGCACGCGAAGCACTCCGTCAATACGACGCCGCATCAATGGACAGACTGAATAGTGATTGGCAACCTGCATTTGGTACGGCTGAGCAACTAGCAACAGGTTCACGTGATATTATTCGTGGCCGTGCAAGGTCTGCTGAGATGAACAGTGATTTAGCTGAGTCAGCGGTTATTGCCATCTTACGTAATGTAATTGGGCCAGGTATCAAGCCACAAGCTAAGGTGCGACATAAGAGCGGTAAGCTCAATAACCAACTCAACAATAAGATTGAGCGTGCCTGGGCGAAATGGACGGAAGCAAGTAATGCCGACGTACGGGGGCTATCTAACTTCTACGAGTTGCAAACAATGGCACTACGTAGGATGTTGTACGATGGTGAAATTTTAGTAAATAAGACGGCACAGGGCGATTATCTTCCTCTTGCTATCCAATTAATCGAGGCGGAGAACATAGGGGCCATAGACGTCAAATATGGCAATAATAACATCATTAGCGGTGTTGAGGTAAACGAATATGGAAAGCCTGTAGCATACCATGTTAGTCAAGCAGACCCTATGGGTGTGAGAACTTTTGAGGCTATGCGGTTAACTACAGACCAAGCGTTCTTATTCTTCAAACCAAATCGTCCAACACAAATTCGTGGTATGAGTCACTTGGCGTTAGTCTTGCGTCGGATCCATGATATCGATGAGTATATGGATGCAGACTTAATCGCAGCACGTGTATCAGCGTGCTTCAGTGCATTTATCACTTCTCAGAATTCTGCTAGACAAACTGCAATGCTTCCACGTGATAGCAAAGGTAGGCCTAGCATGACAATGGCACCAGGTATGGTTAGACACCTAAGCCCTGGTGAGTCTATCGAGTTTGCAGACCCTAAGCGTAACGCTGGTACTGCAAGCGAATACTCGGCAACTCAGACTAGACGTATCTCGTCCGGTCTTGGTATGAGCGCTGACATCGTAGCGCGTAATATATCTGGTAACTTCTCGGCCGCACGTCAAAACCTGTTAGAGGACCAAAAGACGTTCCGTCAATTACAAGAGTTTGTTATCGCACACTTCTGTATGCCGATTTGGAGAGCCTTTATTGATGCCCTCTATTTATCTGGTGAACTACCTCCAGATTACCTAGCGAACAAAGACAAATACCAAGAGGTATCTTGGCTTGCTCCAGGGTGGTCTTGGATTGACCCAGTAAAAGAGGTTAACGCTAATAAGGAAGCTATCAAGTCCGGTCTTACAACCTTAGAGGATGTGTGCGCAGCATCCGGTCGTGATTGGGAGGAAGTCCTTGAACAACGGAAGCTCGAACAGGATAGGGCTCGTGAGCTTGGTGTGTTACTTGATTATTCCAGTGAGTTGCAACCGCTAACGATGGGCGATGATGACACTACACAGGAAGGAGCTGATGGCTAGTAATGAGTGAACATCAAAAGCGTAGTGTTCTTGGCAACTACTGTCGAGAAACTACTATTGACCACGTCGATACCGATAGTCGGACAGTAGAATTATCATTCTCTTCCGAAACGCCATATGGCCGTTGGTTCGGCGATGAAATCCTTTGCCACGATGAAGAGTGCATCAACCTTGAGCGCTTTAATAATGGCTTGGGTACGGTATTGTTTAACCATGATCGTGATGCGGTTGTAGGTCATATCGAGAAGGTATGGCTAGAAGATAACCGCGGTAAAGCGTTAGTTCGCTTTGACACAGATGAACAATCCGAAACAATATTCCAAAAGGTACAGTCCGGTACGCTACAAGGTGTAAGCGTAGGCTATGCAATCAACCGATATGAAGTATTAGAAGATGAAGATACTAAATCTACTAACGGTCGATTCAATGGTCCGGCTTATGTAGTAACGGATTGGGAACCTTTAGAAATCAGCATTGTATCTGTTCCTGCTGACCCAACAGTGGGCGTAGGACGTAGTGCTGAAGAAATTCATACAAGTATTGACACACAGGAGGATAACACACGTATGGATCAAGAGAAAAATTTAGAAGTTCAAGAAGTAAAATCTGCACCAGTTGAAACTGGGCTTACTCAAGCAGACCTTCAAAAAGCTATGGAACAAGAACGTAAACGTACTTCCGAAATTACAGCAATGTTCCGTGACTTCGATGTAGAAGGTGCTGACGAAGCAATCGTATTAGGTAAATCTGTTGAAGAAGCACGTGAAATGGTAATGGACCAACTTCGTGCTCGTAACAAAGGTGTATCCGTAACAATGGGCGAAGCTGAAAGCGATAAATTCCGTGCCGCTGCACAAGACGCTGTATTGATGGCAGCAGGTATCCCTGTAGCAGATGCAGCACCAGGTGCACAAGAATTACGTGGTTATTCCATGATTGAAATGGCTCGCGAATCCTTACGCCGTGAATCTGGTTCTACAGTAAACTTCGGCGATAACATGGAATTAGCTCGCGCAGCTATTAACTCTACATCTACATTCCCTGCTATCATGTCTAACTTAGCTAATAAATCCGTAATGGTAGGCTTCAATGAAGCTGAAACTACTTACCAAATCTGGGCAGGTAAAGGCTCTAACCGTGACTTTAAAGAAGCTGCACGCGTAGCATTGTCCGAAGCGGGTACCCTTGAATTAGTTCCAGAAGGTGGCCAATTCAAACAAGACTCCTTCGGTGAAGCATCTGCTCGTACTAAAGTAGCTACTTATGGTAAATTGTTCAGCTTAACTCGTCAAGCGATCATCAATGATGACTTGGGCTTGTTCTCCAAAATCGCTACTAAATATGGTTCTGCAGCTAAACGCTTAGTAAACAAAATGGTATATGCTCAATTAACTGGTAATGTCAAAATGCAAGATAATGTAGCATTGTTTGACTCTAAACATGGTAACGTTGCAGGTACTGGTGAAGCATTATCTGTTAAAGCAATCGCTAAAGCAATTACTGCTATGCGCCGTCAAAAAGGTATTCAAGGTGAAGCAACTCTTAATATTACACCTAAGTACTTGGTAGTTCCTCCAGAACTTGAAATGACTGCATATCAAATCGTTAACTCTACTGCAGCAGTAGACGGTGTAAACTCCGGTGTAGTTAACCCTTACAAAGGTCGCTTTATTGTTGTAGCTGATGCAGAATTGACTGACCCAGATGCTTGGTACTTAGTTGCTGATGCAACTCAACACGACACTATTGAAGTAACTTACTTGAACGGCGTTGAAACTCCACGTCTTGAAACTCGCCAAGGCTTCGATGTAGATGGTATTGAATACAAAGTAGCATTTGACTGTGGCGTAAGCGCTCTTGACTTCCGTGGTTTATATAAAAACGCAGGTAAATAATAGGGGGATATAACACATATGGCAAAATTCGTATATGAAACAGACCGCATCAATTATGTGGCAACAGCAGATATTAAAGCCGGCGATATCGTAGAAGCAGGTGCACTTCATGGTGTAGCTGTTACCGATATCAAAACTGGCGAAATGGGTGCATTGAAAGTTACTGGCGTATTCAAAGTAGACGCTACAAAATCTGATACTTACGCTGTAGGTGATGCAGTAACTTTCCTCGCTGGTAAAGCTGCTAAAACTGGTGGTAAACCATTGGGTATTGCAGTAGAACCTAAAACTGCTACTCAAGATACTGTAACAGTAATGTTGAAAAACTAATCATTGTATTTTAACGGAAATGCGGGCCACACGGTCCGCATTAACCCTATGAGGTATAACTTATGCTGACCTATGATGAAAGCGCCTTACTCGATGTATTCGGCGAAAAAATAACATATGAAGGTAAGCAGATTAAGGCTAGCGTAGAAATCGGTGAGTATGACGGTAAAGGTTCTGGGTTCGTAACTGGACTTGCTGATAAAGCTAAGGTATGGGTTAGAACTAAAGACGTGCCACTACCTAAGACTAAAGATGTAATCTATATCAATGGTAAGAAGTGGTACGTGGATCATATCTCCGATAGCGACGCTAAAATGCATTGTCTTGAAATTGTGGCCAACGTTAGGACGGTAAGACCATGAGTAATTCACCAATTACCATTACTGACACTGCTACTCCGTATCTTGAATTTATAGCTCATACTAAACCGGATTGGACTAGGAAAGCTATGAAATCAGTCGGTTGGATGATGCAAAAGGAAATCAAGGCCGGAATTAAATCCGGTTCACCTGGTGGCCATAAATATGCTAACTTCATGCCACCTACAATGAGGGCACAATTCGAGGCAGCATTTGGCGCTAAAGTAAGGCGTGCTTATAAAGATGGCGGTAAGGCGTATAAGGAAGGTTGGGGCCTTAAATCCCGAGCTCAACTTATAGCCGGTGGCGTAAAGGAGACTACAGTTGGTTATACACCTCTCGGTAAGATGTATCGAGCTGTTGGTTACCAATATGACGCCAAGTCGCAATCCGTAAAAGTAGGGTGGTTATCATCGTCTGCTAAACGATTAGGCGAACAGATTGAACGTGGTTACACGAAACAAATCACAGAGCCAATGCGTAAGACATTATTTGCTGGTGGCTTTCAACTTGCTAAAGGGAAGTCTGAATTTAGGATTAAACCTCGTAAGACGTTTGGTCCTATGAGGATAGCCTTACAGCCTAAGTTGGTACCTTACCTAGAGTCTAAAATCGGTGAATATGCACTAGGCAAAAGCACTCAGTTCGCATCTAGTAGACGAGCATATAAAGTGAGGTAGCAATGCAAACTATTCCACTAGCGGTCATTGCTAACAGATGGGCAGAAGCAATTAAGGATAATCAGAAGATTACTGATTACTGCATGAAACATTACGGAAAGGATTTAGGGATTTATATCGGTTATGACGAAGCAAGTGCACCTCTTGAAGAGGATTGCCCATGTGTGATCATACTGATGGATAACAAATCCGAAGGGTTGGCTAGTTCATACTCTTACACACTCCAGCTAGCATGGGGGATAGTGAGAAATGAGGTAGAACGTGAAGGTCGTGTAGTCAAATACACTGGAACGTTCGAGTGTGACGAACTTGGTCAATTACTTGTCGAATGTATCATGGCAGTTAACCCTAACTACCCAGTCATTAACATTGACTACGAAACAGACAATATCTCGTGGCGTCCGGTATATCCAGGTAAAGCCACATACACTATAGAAATACCGCATGTAATTGGCGGTAATGTTGAATATTAGGAGGATAAACATGGCAGTAGCTAAACGTGCACAAGGTGCACAATCTTCTCTTACAATGGCCTTTGAAACTGACTTTGGTACTACACCATCTACTGGTGGCGTGGTAATGCCTATTATCAGTTCTTCCTTGAAGGCTAGCCAAAACTTGAATGACTCCTCTGTTATTCGAGGTACACGTAATCCTGCGGCACCTAGTCGCGGTAATATCGATACATCTGGTAGCATTGTTCCACCAGTTGATGTATTGGGATTTGGCTATTGGTTAAAGCTAGGCTTTGGTGCTCCAACTACAACAGCACAAGGTACTGGTAAAAAACATGTATTTAAAATTGGTCCAGATATGCCATCTGCTACCTTTGAACAAGGTTATAAGGATATTAGTACTTACCAACAATTCAGTGGTGTACGAATGAATAAAATGTCCTTGAACTTCGGCGGTGATGCTGAATTGACTGCATCTATTGATGTGATGGGATGTAAGGAAACAATGGCAGCAGTACCATTCGATACAGCGCCTAAATCCATTGTGTTTACTCCCTTCGAAAACCTTGAAGCCACCATAAAAGAAGGTGGCGTAACTGTAGCTAATGTATTGTCTATGAGCCTTGATATCGACTTCGGCTTGGACGGTGACTCTTATGCTATCGGTGGTAAAGGCTTCCGTACATACATTGATACAGGTATTATCGGCGTATCCGGTACTATTAAAGCATTCTTCCAAAACATGGACCTTTTAAATAAGGCAGTAAATGGCACAGAGTCCAGTCTTGAATTGACTCTAACTAAAGGTACTAACTCCTTGACTATTAAATTACCTGAATTGATTTATGAACGTAACTCCCCAGGTATTGATGGCCCTAAAGGCGTAAATATTGAACTCCCATTCAAAGCATATTATGGCGATGATGCCGGTCAATCTGCAGTAGTATTTGAATTGGTTAACAGCCAAACATCTTACTAATCTAATTCATTAGGAGGTATCTATGAATCTTCAAGGTAAAGAATTAAAACCAAGAGCCCTTACATGGACTGAACGTGATAACTTAATCAAAGCTGGTTTAGACTTCGTGTATTGTCCAGTAGATGTTGATGATCAAGTAGCATCTATCGTTCGTAGTCGTGACATTATGCGTTTCATCTTAACAGATGTGTATAAGCTCACAGATGAAGAACTCAATACAGTAAGTGATAAGGATGCAATGACATTCGCAGGTGAAGTTATTACATTAACATATCAATTACAAGAAGAAACAGAAAAAAACTAGAAGAGGCGTGGAGGTGGATGTCCTCGGATAAGCCGAAGTACTGCCAGGGATGTAAGGAATTACAAACCGCTACAAAGCAGTCCTTCGACTGCTCCGAGTGTGACTATAACCCACCACGCCTATTGTTTGGCTCGAAACTAGCTATGAAGCTGTACAACCTATCACGCAGTCAAAGGAATTACCACTCAGGCGGACTAGCCGGGTTCGACTATCCGGCTATACGTACAGTGGCTGAGATTAATAACATCAATCTAAATCCTATGTTATTTAGTCTTATGTGGATATTAGAGGGTTTAGAAATGGAGGCGATGAATAAGGATGTCGAATAACGTAGTAGATATCATAGTGCAACTGACCGACAAGAACGCGCAAGCCGGTTTAGAGAAAATCGCCGCTACCTCTAAGGGAACAGTTGCAGAGCTTTCAAAGTTAAAGAATGAAATGTTTGCCATTGGTGCGGGTGTCGGTATTGCCGGTTTAGGTTCTAAACTCGCAAAAGAGGCACTAGCTTGGAACTTATCAGTAAAGAAGATGCAATCCTTAACAGGGGCAACTGCTGAACAAGCAAGTACATTTATATCTGTGGCTAACTATATGGGCGTTGCTACTGATGTAAGTACAGTAGCATTTGCTAAGTTTGCTAAAGCAGTCTCTACTGCTCAGGACAAGATGCAAGTTGCATCAGCTGAAGGTAAGCTAGCGACTGATATGTTTAGTCGTTTGGGTATTAGCATTGATCAGATTCAAGGTAAGAACACCCTTGAAGTATTCTCTATTATCCAAGACCGATTAAGGAATATGAAAGACGGTGCCGAAAAGACACGGGTTGAAATGGAACTGTTTGGTAAAACAGGTTATCAACTTCACGGCATGCTGAATTTGTCCGCTGAGGCAATGAAGCAAGTCGAAGACCGTGCTAGAGCAATGGGGCTCATCATTAATGATGAGGCAGCTCAAAAGTCCGCATCCTTTAATCGTCAGTTAAAAGATATGGAACAGACAGGGAAGAGACTGGCTATTATGATTGGCCAAGAATTACTACCTGTCGTTATGGAATACGCACAAGGCGCTATTAATCTTACTAAGACATATAGCGAGTTAGCAACCGAGCAGAAGGAAGCTATCTCAGGACTTCTTAAATTTGGCCTAGAAGCAAGCATAGCCATCACTGCTATCCAATCTATCACGAGCGCATTGAAGTTCATGAGATTGGCTACAATAGCAGCCGCAGGGCCTTGGCTTGCATTGGCAACTGCTATCGGCTTAGCCGGTAAGGCACTATTAGATTATCGCTATAAGGAAGCCACTAAGGGTACTGACTTAGGTGTTGATGTTAATGGTCTTAGGGCTCATAAGAACTTAAATGCACCGGGAACGAACTCCGCTTACATGGCTAACCATGATGGGCGTTACTGGGTTGAGGATAGTTCACTCTTTGGGCTCGTCAAGAACGATCGTTTAGCGACTAAAGAAGAAGGTGCTCAAATCGATGCTGCTATTAAGGCTAAGGAAGCGGCAGATGCTGCGAAGAAAAAAGCCGAAGAAGAGCAAGCTAAGATGGAGCAAGAAATCGAGAACGCTAAGAACGGTCTTACTAATAACGAAGCTATCAACAAGGCGAATGAGGAAGCTAGTAAGGCAGCTAAAGCCCAAGAGGCAGCGGCTAAGAAAGCTGAGCAAGCAGCCGAAAAATTGGCAAGTTCTGTAGAGCGTCTTAACGAGCTTATCCGTAGTCTTACACTTCAATCTTTAGAGATTGACGGTAGCCAATATGAAATCGATAAGCTCAACGCTAAGAACCAGTATGAAACGAATAATAAAAATATTCGTGAAATTATCCGGTCTGCTGCAGGCTTAGGTAATGTTGGCGGTGGCTCAGGTAGTGCCTCTGGTGTATTAGACGCTGCTAATGCACAATTAGGGAAAGCTTACGTATTAGGTGCAGACGGCACTTGGGCTACAGATTGTGGTAAGTTGTTCGCTGATAGTGTAAAGGAAACATTCGGTAAGGATGTACCTCGGTACGTTCCATCTATTATGGATGCAGCGGCAGAAGCCGGAGCATGGCATCCAGAAGGTGACGGATATACTCCTAAAGCCGGTGACGGTGTCGTTGTACTCGGAGATAACCATATTGTTATTGCTGATGGAAACGGTGGATATACAGGGGCTAACTCTAGTACAGGGGTAGTTGCTAAACAGTCTATTACGGGCGATTTTGGAGCGATTACAGGATACGTTGATACGTCTAAATTAGTAGGTGTATCCGGTTCTGCAGATGCCCTTAAAAACGCAAATGCTAAAGCGTTGGCAAGCTCTAACCTAGTAGCAGAAGCTAAGGCGAAGAACGAAGAAGTATATCAAAAGAAACTCGAAGAAGCTGACCGTAATCAAAAGATACGTGTACGTAAGATGAACGAGGAAATCTCGAAGCTCGACCTTGAACGCACAGGCGATCGCTTGCAATTGCTCAAGACGGAAGCTGAAGCTCAAAAGGCTCAAATCGACGATAACGTTCGTGAGTACACAAAAGCAGTAGGCGATAAGACATTGGCTGAAAAGAGAGCTAATGCCGAGAAGCTAAAGATTACTGCTGATACGGAACAGAAAATCAGAGAGTTAGCATATACGCAACTCAACGAGGACTCTGAACATCAATCTAATTTAGTAAGACTTGGACGGATATCTCAAGCGGATGCAGACCAAGTACTTAATGAACAGTTACGAGCATACATCGAATTCGCTCAACGAGAACTCAATGAAGCTCAGCTAAGCGCTACACAACGCTTACAGATTGAGAAGAACCTAGTTGAAGCTCAACAAAAGCTATGGGAAGCTGCCGGACGTAATCTACGTACTAGCCTACAAGAAGGCGCTAGACAGTACAACTTACAGGTAGTGAACTATGGTGACCTAGCGAAGTCTACTTTTGATAGTACGATGAGCAGTATTAATTCTTCATTTACTAGCCACTTAGAAGCAATGGCTACAGGTACTGAGTCCTTCGGTAAGGGGTTAAAGAATATCTTCAAAGATATTACAAATAGCATTATTAAAATGCTTGTTAACTTATCATTCCAACAGTACGTACAGCCTAAGCTACAAAGCCTCTTTGGTGGAGTAGTAAACGGTCTTGGTGCTATTGGTGCCGGTCGAGGCGGTGTATCTTCGTTTGCTAGTGGAGGTTCTTTCAGTAAAGCATTTACTGGGAATAGCTTCGGCAAGTTTGCAAGTGGTGGCATTGCCCCAGCCGGTATGACATTAGTTGGTGAGAATGGTCCAGAGCTCTTACAGTTCAACTCTTCTCATCGCATTTACAATGCTAGTCAAACTCGTAAGATGATTAGCGGTGAAGGAGCTAGTAAAGTAACGGTTAACATCATCAATCAATCTGGCCAACAACTAGATAGCCAACAACAAGAAACTAAGTTTGATGGCGAACAAATGATAGTTGATGTAGTAGTAGCGAGTCTTGTGACAAACAAAGGAGGTATGCGTGACGCTGTTAAAGCGGCCGCAGTATAGCGTATGTTAGAATTCCCAAACATAAGATATCCGATATACCCTATCGATGAAACAACACCTGATGTGAGTCGTAAGGCACAGGTAGAAAATATGACGATGCTAACCCATCGCAAAACTACAAAAGCGTTACGATCGTATTCAGTAAATTATAAGATTCCGACTTCGGAATATATCAAGTTAAGGAATTTCTTTGACCAGGTCAATACTGCAGAGATATTCCTTTGGGCGCATCCGGAGACACGAGCGAAGGTAAGAGTAAGGTTTGCTGACCAGCTCCACTTCTCCGCTAGTGATTATGGGATATGGAATGGTTCTATTCAATTACAGGAGGCTTAGATGTTAACGCTATCAACTGCATCAATCATCGAAAAGAATAAGATATCCTCCACTGGAGCATGGGTAATGGCTATTGAGCTTCATCATCCGGAAGGAAATATTCTCCTTGTCAATAACACGGAGGACTTAACCTTAGCCGGTAAGAAGTACACAGCCTTTCCGTTCAAGCTAGAGGATATCAACGAGGACACTAAGCAGATGCCTAACGTTAAACTCTCTGTAGCGAATGTAACCGGTACTATCCAACGGTTGGTAGAAAAGAATAAAGGCCTCACAGATTGTGAGGTCAATATTCGAATATTTAATACTAACTTACCGGACATCATTGAATTAGAAGAAACGTTTATCATTAATGCATCCCAATCTAAAGCAGACTGGGTAGTGTTCACATTAGGTACAGACTTCTCATTCTCTCGTAGGTTCCCACCTGTTCGAGTAATGAAAGACTACTGTCCTTTTAAATTTAAGTCTGTAGAGTGCGGATACAAAGGGTACGCACAATCATGTAACAAAACTCTAAAACGCTGTCGTGAGTTAAATAACAGCGTTAGATTTGGCGGTGAGCCAACAATACCACAAGGGGGATTATATGCTTCTAACTCTAAATAACCTAATAGGCACTCCGTGGAAGGAGTTACCTTGTTGGGAGCTTGTGGTAGAGATATACAAGAGAAATGGTATTCAGCTTGAGCCGTACGCAACGTATTGGCCAGATATGAACTCTCCTTGGCACGAAGTCAAGGAGCCGGAAGTAGGGGATATAATTGTCATGAACCTCTACAGTAATAATGCTGATCATATCGCAGTATATGTAGGCGAAGGTAAGATGATACATTCTACCGAATATGCGGGAGTATGTATCGTACCAATGGACAGATTAAGAAAACGTATATTAGGAGTGTACAGGCACAAGGAGGCTCAAAATGATTAGATTAGTAATTGCTCGAAACCCATTCGACCTTACCACTAGACAAGAGACTCTTGTGCCTTTTATTGAAGGTAAAAAGCTTAACCAGTATTTTACTGAGCCAGGTAATTGGGTGTACTCCATAAATGGTGAGTTAGTAGACGATACCGCATCACCTACAGACGAAGCCTATGTAGTGGTACTACCAAAGGTAGAAAAACAAGTGCTAGGTATCTTGTTATCTATTGGTTTATCTATTGCGACTGCCGGTATTGCCTCCGGTGCAATATTCGGTATCACTAGTGTATTAGGTCGTACGCTCGCAGCAATGGCTATCGGTATGATTGGTAACACGATCATATCTAAATTGACGGCACCTAAGACTGATAGCTCAAATACTGAACAGTCTGCTACCTATGGGTGGCAAGGCTCCCAAACTATAGTTGGCCAAGGTCATCCATTAGCTATCACTTATGGTAAGTGTAAAAGTGCAGGCATGCTAATATCTCGTCACGTGATAAGCGATGGTAGTAAGCAGTATCTTAACTTACTATACTGCGCCGGTGAAGGCCCTATCGATGCTATCTCTAATATCAAATTAAATGGTAACCCTGTAGGTAACTATAAGGATGTACAGGTTGATATTAGACTCGGTACAAATGACCAAACAGTTATCCCTAACTTCAACGATAATTACGCTGACCAACCATTAACTTATGAGCTTACGAATGATTGGTCTATCCATCAAACGCAAGGTAATTTATCTACTGCGTTAGAGGTGACTTTATCACTACCTAATGGCTTGTATTACTCTAATGACAAAGGCGGTTTAAGTGAAACGTCAGTCACTATCGAAGGTGGCTATCGTAAAGTGGGGTCCGCTGAGTGGATACCACTACCATTAAGTAATGATGGTGGCCAAGATGGTATGGTTGAAAAGAAAGACGGTAAATGGTATCGACTATATAGCCATTCTCAAACACCGATTGATACTAGCAAGTATTCAGGAACTATTAAGGATAAATCCAATAAGGCTATATACAGGGTATTCAGGTTCGATGTAAAGGAACCTGGCCAATATGAAGTACGTATGCGATGCACACATAAAGACGGCAACTCTAACCGCCATGTGAACAAAGTATATTGGTCTCAGTTAACTCAGATTGTCTATGACGACTTCATTCACCCTGGCAAAGTGCTCATCGGTATTAAGGCATTAGCGACTGACCAATTAAATGGTAATGATCCAAATGTAACATGGTTACAGGAACGCAAGACAGTATGGGTGTTTAATACCTACACTGGAGCGTATGAGTCTAAACCGGCTAATAATCCGGCATGGGCTTGCTATGATATCCTTCATCATTGCCGAAAGATTGGTGATGAGTATGTAGTTAAAGGTGCACCTCGTGAACGCTTCGTATATGACGCATTTAAGGCTTGGGCTGATAAGTGCGACGAGAAGCATATTACATTTAACTACATTTATGATAGTGCTAGCCAAGTATGGGATGCGCTTAAGTACGCTGAGAATGTTGGCAGAGGCAAAGTGATACCTCTAGGCACTCGGTTTAGTTGTATTTATGACTATGCTGCTACACCTACTCAGCTATTTACTGTAGGCAATATCAAGATGGACTCTTTTATGGAAGAGTTCCAAGCTACATCGTCTAGGGCAAACGCTATCGAGGTATCATTCCTCAATAAAGCTAAGGACTATGAACGTGATGTACTTCCAGTGTTCAGTGAAGAATATGACGTAATTACATCGTTAGCTAGCCCTGCGCAAGTAGAACTTATGGGATGCGATAACGTAGACCAAGCCTATAATTACGCTAAACACTACCTAAGAGCGAACAAGTACGAGGTGCGCACTTGTACCTTCGAGGCTTTCACAGACGCCATAGCGTGCACAATAGGGGACGTAATCCTATTACAGCATGATGTGACAGACTGGGGGCAAGGTGGCCGTATAGTATCTGCTACTGGTAATAAGGTGGTGCTTGATAGAGACGTTACATTTGAGCAAGGTAAGACATATCGACTTATGGTACGTAACGCTACTACAGATGCATTAGAATCTTATGACGTGGCTAGTGCTAGCGGTAATACATTAACTCTTGCTAAGAGTGTAGTTGTCCAAACTGATGATCTATACACCTATGGTGAGGCTACTAAGGAAGCTAAGCCATTTAGGGTATTGTCTATTAGTAAATCAAATTCTGAAATGACTCGCAAGATATCCTGTATTGAATACTATCCTGAGCTATACGCAGGCGATGACGGTTCCGTTCCTATCATTGACTATACTACACAGTCCGATGTACTTAAGGTTATTAACCTAGTGCTCTTAGCTGACACTAAGACCTTAAAGGACGGTACTGTATTATGTGATATCAACGGTACTTGGCAGTTGCCAAGGGGCAAAGTGGCCAAAAATATCATCGTGTATTACAAGCCTGTTACTACTCAAGAGTGGCAACAGTTCAAGGTATTAGATGGTAGTGCTACTAGCGTAACTATTCCAAGCGTAGCGACTGACGTCAATTACGACGTTAAGATTGTATGTACAAGTGATACAGGAGCTGCGTATGAGGGTGTAGAGCGTGCAGTGTATGTAAGTGGTAAGGAAATACCACCGGCTACACCTAAAGGCTTTAAGGTGACACAGGATGCAGTCAATAGCAGCGTACTTCACTTATCGTGGGAACCTAATACAGAGGCAGATCTACATGGATACACGCTATATGACGGTAACGATGTAGTGTTGATTAAGCATATAGGTGGTACATCCTACTCGTACTTCATTCCTAATACTGGTAATTACCAATTTAAGCTATCTGCTATTGATACATCCGGTAATGAAAGTGGTAAGGCTGAGGCTCGTATAACTGCTACTGTATCAGCTGAGAGTGTAGCTACACCTAATGCACCGGCTCGTGGTGAGGTAACAATCGGTAAGACGATCGTTGCTGCATGGGACCCAGTAGAGAATACCTACATTGATTACTACGAAGTTCGACTTGATAGTAATGTTGGCCAAGCTAATAACAGACTAGCCAAGACTACAGATATTCGCTCTGAAATTAAGTTATCGGCTCGTAGAGGTGCAGTATTCGTTTACGCTCACAATCCTGTTAAAGGATATGGTCCGGCGCTAAGACTTGACTATAACGCAGCAGTTCCAAAAGCTCCGACGAATGTCAAAGTAAAAGGAAATATTACAGGCGTTAGTGTGGTCTTTGATAGCATACCTGACACTTGCATAGGCGCTAACATTTACCTCGGTACAGAGAAGTATTTTGTTACTATAAACGTAAATATGATACCTCATGACCCAGGTGTATTTGATGTGAAAGTTGCTTATGTGGATGTATTTGGTGAGGGTGCATACTCTGATATTGTTGGCACTTCAGTACCGGCTAGTATTGACCCGACTTTAATCGACAAAGAAGCTCTTGGCATTAAGGCTATGGACGATAAGATTAAAGAGCTTGCTCAAACTGCTAATGCATATTCTACGCAGGTACAGAACCTAACCACTAATATGGCTACACAGTTTAGCCAATTATCTGAAGGTATTGACCTTAAGCTAAAAGCATTGAACGGCGATGAGATTGTAAGTCGTATTAATCTAAGCTCCACAGGTACACGAATTAGTGGCAAGCTACTACACGTAACTGGTGAGGCACTGTTCGACAATAACATCATTACTAAACAGATGCTCGCTGCTAAAGCCGTGTCTGCAGATAAGATGGACGTCGGTGAGTTAAGTGCGATCAGTGGTAACCTTGGGACTGTAACAGGTGGTAAGGTTATCGGCGGTGTGCTTCAAAATAAGACAGGCTCATTTAAGGTCGATGAAAACGGCAATATCGTAGGCGCTAATATTACAGGCTCACGTATTGATGCTCAGTTGATTATGCAAGCCGGGTTTAAAATCAGAAACATTGATGTACAAATCTATAAAGTACGTCATGGTGACTGGTGTCCACTACCAGAAGGGTTTAACGAAAATCAATGTACATTTGTACCTGTTGGTTATGTTCAAACTGAAAGCTATTGCCGAGCTAGTAACCATGGTCCATACATTCCTAGAGTATCTGATGACGGACTTGCTCCAGTAGGTAAGAGTATCTCCAACAGTGAATACAGTCAACAAAAAGCAAGATGGGTAGGTAGTTGCGATATATACTTCCGTACTAATCGTCTACACAAGGTAAACATAGGGATTAAAGATAAGCGCCGAGCTATAGTAGAATCCAGATACTTAGACATGGCGACATCTGGTAAAGACGGCAGTAACCCAGGCTTTAAAGACGTTGAATGTTACTCCTACGGTGAATTATATGTATTGGTTATTGCACGACAATAAGGAGGCTATATGGTCGAACAAGATTTAACACTCTATGCCGGACAAGACTTTAGTATCAGTTATGTTGTACCGCCAGATAGCGATATGACGTTAGGTCAATATAAAGGCGCTTGTAAAATTCGCAAGCGCCCATATGACAATATGATATTAGAGTTGCATCCTGTGGTAGAGTCTAAACAGGTAAGGTTTTTCATTTCTGGCCAAGAGTCAGCGGAGAAGAAAATAAAGGGTGGCGATTATATCTATGACGCATTCCTTTATAACGATGAACGTTGGATAAAACTTGGCCAAGGTACGATTTCGATCGTGCCGGATATTTCTATGCATGAGTAAGGAGGGTAAAACATGGCAGACAACACGTTAACTATCAAACTTGATAAAGATACAACTTTGCCATTATTAGAGGGCCTTGGTAAAAGTGCATACGCTATCGCAGTAGCTCACGGCTTCAAAGGCACAGAACAAGAATGGCTTGAAAGTTTACGCGGACCTCAAGGTGATAAAGGTGATGAAGGTAGCGCAGAAAAAACGGCTCAAATATTAAAGAAAGATGGCGAATTTCTCAAAAGCTTAAAAGGCCCTAAAGGTGATGCGGGGTCTGCAGAAAAATCAGCTCAATTCTTAAAAGAAAATGGAATTTGGCTTGAAAATACTAGTGTTGATACAGTGCTTATGAAAGTTATTGAACTATCTCAATGCTGTAATAATTTCGTGCCTAAATCTCTTGAATTTGTTCAGCCAAAAGCTGGGGCGACTTATATTGATTTCACAGGCGAGCCTCATTACAAGATAGCTATCAATAATGGCGAAAAACGAGAGTTCCAATCTGATAATATGCGTGTTCCTATTGATAGCACTATGCAAGGTAATATAAAAGTAGACTACTATAACCTCATGGATGAGCTAGTTACTACTCATGTAATCACTGTAGATAAGGCAACTGTACAAGGGCCAGATATGGGCGCGTTCATTAGAGATGTTTCGCTAATTACTCCTATGGAAGGTGCTACTGTCTCAGGCATTGGCAAAGTATATGAAAAAGGTGTTAAAGTTATTCCGACTACTTTAGAATCAACTAACAAGTTCAGCTTAGAGAGTATGTTCAACGGCATGATAGGAAGAGTTTGTGAATATAAAAACGTTGAATCCGTAGAACTTGACTTAACGCAGTTACCTAACATCCCTGCAAAAGGCGGAAACTTCCCAGAAGATTGTAATAATCTATATGAATTAGTGAGATATAGTAGCAATACCATTGTTAAGATAAATCGCGGACAGGTGATTACCGTGTCTGGGGATCCTATGACGCCAAACAAAACAGGCGAAGCAACTTCTATCAAGTTTACAGGCGAATCTGCCAAGAAAATTCAATTCAACGGCTCCGAGTTAGTGGCTATGGAACAGAACGCTAAATACGAATATGTGTTCGCTACCGACACGATTAATAAAGTTGATTAATCATTAATGATGTAAGGGGGTGCATATCTCATTTGGACATGGCAATTTGAGTTGAACGACTTGCTTACGACATTAACCATCGTAGGCATTGTGGCAGGCGCAGGATATCGGCTTCTGATAGTACCTCTATTAGACCGTCTTGAAGCACAACGAATACAGGATAATATATCCTTCACGAGTAAGTGGGATACACTCTTTGATACGCTTAATGAGTTAAAAGAGGATATGAAACTCTCACGTGCTGAGCGTATAAAATCAGAGGCTACCTTCATGATGTTAACCACGAAGCTAGAATCCATGGAAAAGCGAATTAATGAGTTAAGGGAGGAACTACATGATCACGTCTCGACTCATAAATAGCGCTAAGAAAGTATTTAAATCTGTTAGGGTGGCCAACATCCACCCTACAGGTGTATTAGCAACGAGGGCGTTAGTCCTCGTCATGCTAGTACCAATTATGTTAGTAGTCATCGAGTATGTAATGGCATTTGCTATGGGGTACGTATCCGATGAATTAGGGAAATTAATTAGCACAGGGATTAACATCATTGATCATATCTTCATCCCAAGTGTGCTAACTGCCCTTGTAGGGTTCTTAGCGCTTTGGATAGACAAGGATGGTAATGGCATCCCTGATAAGCTAGAAGAACAACCAAAGACACCACCTATGATAGAAAGGGGGAGTGCGGATGATAAACGTTAGTTTAAGCGACTTAAACGACTACTGTAGTAGGGCTGTGGGTTACATCGATAAAGTATACCTACACTGGACTGCAGGTCGATATAATCAACAATTTGACGATTACCACATCAATATTGATGGGTGCGGGAATATTTACATCGACGGTGAATTAACAGACCATAAAAGTCATACCTGGATGCGTAATGGCAGGGCTGTAGGCATATCCTTAGATTGTGCTTATGGGGCTCAATGGGTAAATGACCTAGGTGATTATCCACCGACTGCTGCACAAATTGAAACGCTAGCGCAAGTGGTTGCCGTATTATGCGTAGACCTAGGACTGCCTGCTAGCATTAGCAACGTGTTAACTCATGCTGAGGCAGCGGATAACATGGACGGGTTTTACGCACATGATCCATATGGTCCAACAACTACATGTGAGCGTTGGGACTTATGGGTGGTTACCCAAGGTGATGAACCTGGTAGTGGTGGCGATGTAATACGAATGAAAGCTAAATATTACGCTCAGCAATGGGGCAGTAATATATAGGGGGTATATATGTATGAAAAAATCAAGACTACAGTTACTGGCTATCCTAAGCTTTATTATATTGTCGGTGCTATTGTGCTCCTCTCCATCTTTTGCCTCTGGTACATCTTCCACGAGCCAAGTGGAACCAACAATCACGATTCCCTTAACACAGTGGAACGAATTGAAAGCCAACAACGAGAAAGCCTTGAGCTTAATCGAGACATCCAGTCTTCCGTTGACCGAAGCGCAGAGCTTAGTCATGAAGCAAAGGGAAGAGTTGAACGAAGCACACAATACAATATCGACATTGGAAACCGAATTAATGAAAGCCAAAATGCTATCCATGAAGCAAGAAGTTACATTGAACGAAATGTCGAACTCTTTGACCGAATTGAAAGGGCAAATAGAGAACGACAAACGAACAATCAAACGACTACGGATGCAGCGCAACCTATCTCAGATGGTGGGAGCGGGAGCAGTAATCGGAGTAGTGATTCATCGATAGAGAGGTGATCCAATTATCTCCATAGCGTGTAATGGTGGATACACGCAACTATCAACTATTAGTTGTCAGTTGAGCAGGCAGACTCATGTGAACATGTTCCAAAATGGAACACGTTGCCATAAATTTTAATGTAAGATAGTAGGATGTTTGACCAAATTTATATAATAGT